CTCCCGGAAGGCCTTCTCGAGATGGGGCCGGGGATCGTATCGGCTGTAGTCGCGGGGCTTGAGGGCATACCTCTTTCGCAGATCGGTGGCGAGGTCGAGGGCCAGTATCCCTATACGGCCCCATTGATACCTGCGTTCCTCGAACCAGTCCTCATAGTCCGGCGGCCCCGCAATGACCTCGGCAACGAAGGACATCGACTTCTTCGCGCTTTCGATCTCGTTCGGCAGCGTCAGGATTCGGTCCATCAGATGCGGGTCGATGCTCTTCCAGTCAACGTCATCCGGCAGCGTGAGCGTGGGTGTCTGTTCTTCCGGCTCACGTTCGCCCTGCTGATCGTAGGTTCCCTGGTCGTTGACCACGTCCACGGAGGACATGACGAAGGGGTCGAGGATGGACGAAACCCGGACCGCGAGATACGTCCCGTGCCGGTCGCGCTCTTCCCGCCGCGTCTCCGTCTCCCGTTCTTCCTGGCGGCTGAGCGTGTAGCTGGTGATCAACCACGTGAAGCAAGACGTCACGAACGCCGTCAGGAAGATGCCTGCCAGCGCCCACTCGAGTCCGAATTCTTCCATGCGTTGCCTCCCTCCAAGTTCCCGTTCGGGAACTCAGCTGCCCACTCACCACCAAAGTTCCCGAGCGGGAACACTATCCTTCCCACCGGCCCGCAAGGATCGCAACGACCGCCACGGCGGACGATGTCGCTTCGAGGCACAGGGCCGCCAGCTTGCGCGTCGCCGTTCGGCGGTGCTGGAGGTTGTTGGCCAGGTCCAGCGATGCCCTGATATGCGCCCGAATTTCCTTGTTGCTCCCGCCTTCGTATTCGTGGTGCAGCCATGCCTCCAGCAGGCGCCGGGCATCCGTGCGGCTGATGACGGTACCCTTCTCGTCGGTGGTCGGATGCACCTCGGGATCGTGGACGGCTTGGGCAAGCGAGATGATGACCTCCCGGCACAGCAGTCCGACGGCCTGCCACGCTTCCTCGGCGGCAGCCACGTCGAGGTCGGCGCGCGCCTTCGCCAGCCCGCGGTCGACGCGCTCCCATCCGGTCGGCTCGCGCTCCGGGACCGTCGCAAACGTGCGGCCGGAGACGGCGCGGATGGCGGGCTTGAAAAGCTCGCGGATGTACTGGCGGCGCTCGGCATACGTACCGAAGTGCTCCTTGTAGTGCCGGAACCAGTGCCAGAGGTCGTCATGGGGGTTCTCGTAAGGCACCCCGTTGGCCGCGCAGAGCGCCACGATCCTGGCCTCGCGTGCCATGTAGTAGTCGTTGACGTCCTGAATGGCGGCGTTGCCAGTCCCCGCGTCTATCATGGTCTGCTGGTGGACGATGAGTTCGGGCAGCAGCGCCTGGGCGCCATCTATCGTCTGCCCGGGCAGCGTCCGGCAAATGATGTCGGACGGCGCGGTCGTGTCGCCTTCGTCACTGACCACGGCCTCCGCGATCCGTTTGCGGTCGTGTGGCGGCAACGCGGCGATCGCCTCCGCGAAAGGACGCGGAGACTTCACTATGATTTCGGTCCCGAACCACTCGCCGACATCGAACTCGAGTTCTGAGAAAGCGAGGAGCTTGGACAGGTCAGGACGTTGCAGGCTCTCCAGGAACTTGCGGGCATTCTCTACAGAATCAGACATGCGAAGAGGAAATGCTCGGAAGGCTTGAATCGCAAGTAGAAGTCGGGGCTTTCCCGAGTTTCCCCAGCCCTCCACAGGTCAATGGACACCCCTGGATCCTTGTTTCGGTTGCCGCCGGCTCACATCCTCGAAAGGCAGATACCCATCCGGGAAAACAAAGGGGGTGGGGTCGTCAATTTTTTGACCCGGAGGGGGGTCTGGGGAACGGGGGAGACGATGTCGGAATCAAGACCCATCAGCCATGGGGATGCCAGGGAGATCGCGCACAGGCTCGTGAAATCGGCATGGCGCAGGGATGGTGAGGTGCTGGAGCGCGCCGAGCGTTTCGTAACGCACATTCCCGCGCGTCCCGACCTCGACGACGACGTCCGCATCTTCGAATACATCCGGCAGCAGGAAGCTGGAGAGGCCCGAACGCTGTCCAACACCTTGTGCCGCTACATCGCCTTTGGCTTCAACGAGTGTCAGTTGTACGGCGGCATCGACACGATGGTCGGCAGCGCCGACACCATCTCGGAACTCCTCAACAAGGCATCCGACGACACGAAATGCGTTCCGCCAGAATTCGTCGACATCATCGACTTGTTCACCGGAGCAGTCCGGCGGTTCCGACGCGTCGGTGGATTCGATGCCGAGGACGACGGCCCATGGGGTTACAATGAGATGTTTGACTGGATGCCGAGAGGATGGCCGCCTTTCGCGTAGGTCGTCTCTCCATCTCTTGCTGACCGCAATCCTTGCCCGAGCCCACACGCCCGCCCGGGTCGCGCGCATTTATTAGTTATATGCGCGGGCGTGCCGAGGGTGCGCCTTCCCGCCCGCAGCGGGTCTCATCATGATGCCGTTCGGGAAGCTCTTCGGGCGGTTGCGCGCCGTCGGGAACGGCGTCACCCTCCTGGGGTGGGTCGGCGGCCGGTGCCCGCTGCGGGCATCCGGCGGGCCGGGACGAGTCCTTCGGGACACGATGTCTCCGACGTCTCGATGACCTACGATAGCGCGTCCTGACGCGCCCAAGGCGAAATGAATCCTTGGCGTGCAAAAAATAATTTCAGGCGAATCCTTAACAACACATCAGCATTGTCGACCTTCGTAAACATTCTTTGCGGCATGAAGACGCCATCTTTCTTTCCGTCAACATATTAACTCTTGTTTTCCTGTCCGGCGGTGGACATCCTTTTCATGTGAGCGGCTGCATCGGGCTGCCGACACCGGGAAAATGGAAGGGAATACATATGCCGAGGATCATCAATCTCGATCAGGACATCTACGAAGGCTTCCTGGCCGGATCGCTGGACGCGAGGACGAGCGCCGAGGACGTGCGGGAGTTCTATGCGCTCTCGGACAGCATCGGTGACGAGCGCATCGAGGCCGCCATGCGGTCGGCGGCGAGCGCTTGCAGCTATCCGTCCGGCACGGTCGTGCTGACCGTCAGCGAGTCCGTCGAGTACGACCGCCGCCGGACGTTGTCCGGCCTCGTGTGGGTGTCCACCGATGTCGAGTGCGAGACGGGTCTCTCGGACGAAGTGCTGCGCGCCCTCGATGCCGAGCTGTCGCAGATCGAGGGCATCGACGTCGAACTCCAGGTCGGCGACGTACATCGCGAGGACGAGCCGGATGTCGAAGCCACGGTCTACACCGCCGTCCTGCTGCCACGCCTCCCGCGCGGCGAGGCGTACGCCGCGGATGGCCGCCTCGACCGCGGCGAGGTGCTGGGCAAGGTCCACGTGATCCATGCCGTCGGTCACGAGGACCGCGAGGCAGCCTGACGGCATCCGGGAACCGGGGCTTCGGCCCCGGCTGCCCCCTCCCGAGGCCTTGGTAGAGGCTTCCGGCGGCGACAGCCGAGCCAGCAACGCGAACGACGATGGAAAGGATTCGCAAAATGAAAATCGTGAAAGAGAAGTTCGACCTGCCTTTCGAGGCATATGCGGTTTACGACTGCCCCATCCGCAATCCCTTTGCCGCGCGCATGGAGAACCATGCGGACTGGCTGTTCACCAACAAGAGCGACCGGGACGCGGGCAGCCTGTGGATCACGGCCTGGACCTGGAACGCTGACGGATCGCTCGAAGAGCACGTCATCGACGAGCGCGACGGGGTGGACAGGGACAACCCGATGTTCAGGAAGAACGTGTTCGAAATGGCGAAGTACATCCAGCACGAACTCGAAAACAGGCTGCGCGGCAAGGTGTCCCTTGGCGGCAGGCCGGTCGACTACGACGAAGTCGTATTCCACATGGACGACGGCATCCGCGAGGAACTCCACGCTGAGATGGCGCCCTGCGGCGACCAGGAGTTCCTCGTCGCCTACATGCAGAGGCACGAAGCCAAGTTCGGCGAAGCCTACGATGTCTGACTAGAAGGGGTTGTCGACATGAGTGCTAAGGGACGCTTCAACGCGCTGCGCGAGGAACTGGGCCAGCCGCTCGACATCCTGGCCCGGGAACTCCGGCGGCCCTACGGGACGGTGAAGGCTTGGGCCTCGCCGTCCAGGATGGAAATGGTGCCGCCGGCGGATGTCCTGGCGGAGATGGAGGAGATGGCGCTCGAGCGGGCCAGGGCCCGCATCCGGGCTGCTGGTTACGAGGTGATCCGCCGCAGGGCGGCCTGACGGGAGACAGGGAGGGGGACATGCCGAGGAAAAGGGACATCATCGGGAAATACGTCTGGAACATCGCGATCGCCATCGACCAGTTGGCGAACGCCATGCTCGGCGGCGATCCGGACGAGACGCTGTGCAGCCACGCTGCGAAGCGCATGCACGACAGCCGTTTCTGGGGCGCCTTCGCGGCGGTCATGGAATGGCTGGACCCCGGGCACATGGCGCGCTCGAACGAGCACGACCGCGGTAAGGACTCGATCTCGTCCTTCATCGCGCGCAAGCGCAGGGAGCGCGAGCTTCGCGAGGTTTTCCGCGATGCCTGACCAACCACCAGGGACGCGTTCACGTCCCTGCCTGTCCTGACTGGCCCCGGCTGACCCCCGGGGCCTTTCGCTTTTCGGCGATCGGCAGCGCCCCTCCGGCGGCCGCGTCGCATGCCGCTGCCCCTTGCCGTCGGCATGCCCGGGGCGATCCCGGCGAACGCGCTGCGGCCTCCGGCGAGGTTTTGATGTCCCGGGGCATGTCCCGCGCCGCCGGCGCGCGGGTGGGCCCTTTTCCCTGGCGAACCACGAAGGCATAGTTCCAGGCACGGTCACGAATTGCGCCCCGGTCCTCCCCAGGTCCGGGGCTTTCCATTGGCGGCAACGCCGCCAGTCGCCAGCGGCAGCCTCCCCCGGTTGAAGGGCGTCCTTCCCGCCCCGGCCGCTGGCGTTCCCGTTCATCGCAGGTGTCTGCCTGCATCCGTCACGCACCCCATGCTACTCGATCCCCGGCCTGGACCGCCGCCGGATGCCGCCGGTCACGCTCGGACGTCAATCCGTTGACGAATCCTTGCCGGGGCGGGCCTCCGTCAACGATTTGGGTCCTTCCCCGGCCTTGGAGCTACACGGGGGGCAAGACGGCGCCGTCTCCGGATTTTCGGTGATTTTTGCAGGAAGGGGGCCGCCGCCGCTTTCGAAGGAGGCATCCATGGCCGCCAGGGCGAAGACCAAGCCCGCGACCGGCGGCCTCGATGCAAATGTCGCCCGCAACCGCGCCGCGAAGGTGAAACAGGCCGATCTCGCCGCCCACTTCGGGCTGGCGTCCGAGCGCCGGGTCCGAGAGCTCTTCGACAAGGGCATCCTGACCTGCGACCGGAACAACATCGACCTGGACCGCTGCAGGCTCGAGTACCTCGACTGGCTGCGGGCCAAGGCAGCGCGCTGGGAACAGGAGGAGAAGGCTCCCTCCGACGAGTCCAAGGACCCGGATGTCCAGCTCGCCTATTACCGGATCGAGCAGATCGAGCTTGCCAAGATCAAGAAGCGCAAGGCGCTGGGCGACCTGATCGAGCGGTCCGACATGGTGCTGGCGGTCTCCGCCGCGTTCGCCCGCGCCAAGCGCGTCTTCCTCAAGATTCCGAAGCAGCGGGCCAAGGCCCTCGCGTCGATGGACGACGAGGTCGATGTCCGGGAGTTGCTCGATGAGTGCATCCGCGAAGGACTCGACGAACTCGCGTCCACGCCGGTCGAAACCATCGGCCGGGAGGTCGCGGAAGGCGACATCGAACTCGGCCCCGAAAGCCCGGAGCAGCAGAGGTAGGCAGACCGACGCGATCTTCACGGAGTGCGCGAAGGTCGCCAGCGACCTGCGGCGCTGCTTCGCGGTGGCGAAGGCTCCCGAGCGCATCAGGCTCTCGGTGTGGGGCGCGGAACACGGCAGGCTCAAGGACGGCAGCCGATACAAGCCATGGCCGTTCCAGGTCGAAATCCTGGACACCATGGTCGCGCCCCGGACCTCGATGTTCACGTGGATGAAATCGGCGCGTGTCGGCTACACCCAGTCGCTGCTCGTCTACATCGCCCACCGGATAGTCAACGATCCCGGCAACGGCCTGATGGTCCGCCCCGACAAGGACGTGGCGGCCGCCTTCTCGAAGGAGCACATCAGCGAGGTCCTGAACTGGCCCATCGTCAAGCAGCAGGCCTTCGCCCGCCTGCTCGCCGGCACCAACCGCGACACGATCACGGAGAAGTACTTCCCCGGCGGGTGGCTGAAGTCGATCGGGGCGAACAGCCCCACCGGGTTCCGCGACCACGATGCCGACTTCGTCATCTTCGACGAGGTTGACGGCTATCCCGTCGTCGCGGGGGTGGACGGCGACCAGCTCGCCCTCGGGCACAAGCGCCTCGAACAGTCGCACGATCCGAGGGACATCGCCGGATCGACCCCGACGGACGAGGCGATCTCGAAGATTTACCGCCGCTTCCTCCTGTCGGACATGCGGCGCTACCATGTGCCTTGCCCGCATTGCGGCGAGACCCAGACGCTGGTCTGGGGCCACGGCAGGGACGACGAACCCGGCCTCCGGTGGAAGCCCTTCAAGGCTCCCGAGGAGGTCTGGTACCAGTGCAAGAACGGCTGCCGCTTCGAGGAGAGCCGGAAGCTGTGGTCGTTGCAGAACGGCCTCTGGATACCGGAGAAGCCCGAGGTCTACGAGCAGACCGGCCACGCCGGGTTCCACGTCAATTCCCTCTACTCGCTCCAGCCCGGAGCCGACTGGAAGGACCTCATCGAGGAGTTCCTCGGGGCCTACAAGACCCCGGCCACCCACAAGACCTTCGTGAACACGACGCTCGGCTGGATCTGGGCCGTGCAGGGAGAGGCCCCCGAGTGGAAGCGCCTCCACGACAGGCGTGAGGACCGCAGGAAGGGCGTCGTCCCCTACGGCGGTTGCTTCCTGACCTGCGGCGTGGATGTCCAGGCCGCGGGAGACGGCAGGGTCGAGGCATACGTCTGGGCCTGGGGTCGCGGAGGCAGCTGCTGGCTGGTCGAGCACAAGGTCATCTACGGCTCGGCGTTCGAGCAGCGCGTCTGGGACGAACTCTACGATTTCGTCAGGGGGAAGTGGCAGCACGAGAACGGCTCCATGCTTGGCCTCGAGAAAGTGGCCGTCGACATGGGCTACGCCACCCAGATGGCCTACCGCTTCTGCCGGAAGCTGGGGGTCAGCTTCGCTCTCCCGGTGAAGGGGGCCAAGGAACTGTCAGCGCTGCCGATCGCTCCGTCGAAGGCGATGGAGCAGGCATCCGGCAAGGGGACGGCGAAGAACAAGGTCCACGTCCACAATGTCGGCGGCCACGCGCTGAAGCAGGAGCTTTACGCGGCGCTCAACCTCGACACCCCCGAGGACGGAAAGCCCTGGCCACCCGGCTTCGTGCACCTCCCGGCCTTCGTGGACGAGGAGGTCTGCAAGCAGCTGGTCGCCGAACAGTGGGTTCCGGAGAAGAACGACTGGATCAAGAAGCACGCCAACGAGGCGCTGGACTGCTGGTGCTACGCCCGTGCGGCTGCGATCTGGCGCGGTGCCGACAGGTGGACCGATGCCGAATGGGCCGTGCTGGAGGCGCAGTTCGCGCACCCCGATAGCGAGGCCGCGAGGCCGCCAGAGGAGCCTGTCCCGGTGCGGCAGGCGGCAGTGGAAAGACCCGAACCCGCAAGGCCTGAGCCCGACGCTCCCCGCCAGCAGACGCGGCGGGACAGCGACTGGTTCGGCGGCGGGGGCGACGATTGGCTGGGACGGTAGGCATGTGGACACAGGCTGACATCGTCCGGCTGAAGGCCGCCATCGCGTCCGGCGTGAAGCAGGTGATGGAGGGTGGCCGCATGGTCACCTACGACACCTTCGAGTCCATGGTCGAGCGTCTCCGCATGATGGAGGCCGAGGTCAACGGCAGCAGGCGCAGCATCGTCGAGCAGGTCGCGTTCCGGAGGGGAGACGAATGAGCTTCCTGGACCGCGTCATCGGCGTATTCTCGCCCGAGGCCGCCTTCCGCCGCCAGCAGTGGCGCGAGGCAGGCGACATCCTGCGCTCCTACGCCGGGGCGCGGGCGTCTCGGAACCGGGACGAATGGACCACGGGATCGACCGGGGCGAACGCCGAGATCGGCCAGTCCATGTCGATGCTGCGGAACCGCGTGCGCCAGCTGGTGCGCGACGGCAGCCTCGCCAAGCGCATCGTGGACCTGTGGGAACTGCACCTCGTCGGCGACGGCATCACCGTCGACTTCATCGGTAAGGACGCGGTCACGAAGCGCCGCCGCGAACGGTGGCTCAGGTGGTTCGAGTCCACGGACTGCGATGCCGACGGACGTCTGGACGGCTATGGCCTCGAGGCGCTCGCGGCCCGCATCATGGTGGAGGCCGGAGGCGTCCTGATCCGCAGGCGCAAACGCAGCCTTCGCCGCTACAGGAACCTGCGGGACAAGGTGCCGATCCAGCTGCAGGTGCTGGAGCCGGACTTCATCGACCACACGAAGGACGGCCCCGGCAGGCAGCCCGGGCACCGCATCGTGCAGGGCATCGAGTTCGACAGCCACGACAACGTAGTCGCCTACTGGCTCTGGCCGGAACATCCGGGCGAATCCTCGTCCTCGCCGCTGCGGGGCATGGCATCCTTCCCGGTCCCGGCGGACGACGTGATCTACATGTTCCGCAAGGAACGGAACCAGGTGCATGGGGTGACGTGGCTGCACGCCGTCATCACCAGCCTGCGCGACCTCGACGACTACTTCGAGGCGCTGAAGATGAAGGCGAAGGTCGAGGCCTGCTTCACCGTCGCCATCCAGACCGAGGACACGCAGGCACCTCCCGGCATCGCCCAGGCCGAAGGGGACAAGGGACCCAGCAAGCTGTCGCCCGGCGGGATCCTGCGCCTGAAGCGCGGAGAGAGCGCCCACGCCTTCGATCCTGGCAATTCGTCCGGCCACACCATGCTGGCATCGTCCTTCATCAGGATGATCGCCATCGGCGTGGGGCTGACCTACGACCAGGCCTACAGCGACCTCACCGGGGCGAACTATTCGAGCCTTCGGGCCGGCAAGCTGGAGTTCCAGCAGACCGTCTCCAAGCACCAATGGCACACCGTCGCGCCGGGCATCGAGCGCATCGTCGGGTGGTTCGTGGAGGCCGGCTTCCAGGCCGGTCACTGGCCTTCCGAGGAAAAGGCTCCGTACCGGGCCGAGATCACGATGCCGAAGACGCAGTTCGTCGATCCCAAGAAGGACGGCGACGCGGAAATCCAGGAACTGGAGAACGGCCTGGCCACCTGGTCCGACAAGCTCAAGGCACGTGGCCTGAATCCCGGCCAGCACATCGAGAACCTCAAGGCCGAGGCCAAGGAGCTGGAGAAGGAAGGCTTCGAGCATCCCTTCCTGCGCAACCGCGACCCCCGACAGCAGGCGGCGAAGGCCGCCGAAACCCAGCTCAGGGAGGCCGTGAGGCGCTGCCTTGAGGAACTGCAGGACGAAGCAGCATGAGCGAAACGAACCGCACCATCGAAATCCCGCTGATGCAGCGCGCCGCCACCGTCTCGGCGGTCGAGGGCGAGGCCAACGTCTACGAGGCGGTCTACGCCACCGGGGCCGCGGTCCGTCGCTACGACTACCGCCAGGACGAGCCGTACATCGAGGTTCTGTCGATGCAGCCGTCCGCGATCCGCACGCAGCGGCTGGATTCGGGCATCGTCCCCATCCTGCTCGACCACCACCAGTCGGTGCGCAGCCAGTCGGGCGTGGTCGAGAGGCACTGGATCACCGACGGCATGGGCCATGTCCAGTTCCGGATGGAAACCGGGACCGAGCAGGCCGACGCGATCAACAACAAGCTCCAGCAGCGCATCGTCCGCGCGGTCTCTGTCGGGGCGAAGGTCCACAAGTTCGTCGAGAGCCGCAACGCCGAAGGCGTCCTTGTCCGCACCGCCGTGGACTGGGAGCCGTACGAAATCTCGATCGTCTCCATGCCCGCCGACGCGGGCGCCGTCATCCGCAGCGACGAGGTCCTCCACCGCTGCGAAGTCGAAGTTGCCGGGGACACGCCGGCAGTCACCCCCGCAACAGCAACCACTGAAAGGTCTGACACCATGACGACTCCCACCGTCACCGATTCCAACCTCGACACGGCCCGCGCGACCGAGCTCGAGACCGCCCGTTCGGCCGCCGCCGAGCAGGCCCGCAAGGACGAGCGCGCCCGCGTCGCGGCCATCACCGAGGTCGTCCGCAAGGCGAAGCTCGGCTCCGAGTTCGCCGAGAAGCTGATCGCCGACGGCACCAGCCTCGACGCCGCGCGGGCAGCCGTCCTCGATGCCATCGCCGACGCGGACGACGCGACGGCCACCAGCACCGTGGTGCAGGTCGGCCGCAGCTACGACGACCCGGCGGTCATCCGCGCCGCGCTCGTGGACGCCTTCGCCCACCAGATGAACCCGGCGCTGCCGATCGAGGGCAAGGCGCTCGAGTTCCGCAGCGCGACCATGCTGTCGGGCTTCCATACCCTCGAGAGGGCGCACGGCCGCGACCACCGCTTCGACAAGGAGTTCCTTGCGGAGCGCTCGCTGCAGGGCACGTCGGACTTTCCGATCATCCTCGCCGACGCGGCGCACAGGGTCGTTCTGGGCGACTACCAGGCTGCCACTCCCGCGTTCCGGACCATCGCGCGCCAGCGCAACTTCTCCGACTTCAGGCCGCACAAGGTCCTGCGCTCGGGCGAGTTCCCCGCGCTCCAGCCGCTGTCCGAACACGGCGAGATCAAGTCGGGCAGCCTGAACGACGCGCAGGTCGAGGAAGTCAACCTCGAGACCAAGGCGATCCGCATCGGGATCACCCGTCGTCTGCTCGTCAACGACAGCATCGGCGCGATCGCCGACATGATCTCGAAGCAGGGCCGCAGGATCGCGGCGCAGGAGAACAGCATCGCCTGGGGCGTGCTGCTCGCGAACCCGAAGATGAGCGACGGCAAGGCGGTCTTCCACGCCGACCACAAGAACCTGCACGGTTCCGTGGTTGCCACGCCGGACCTCGCCGCGCTGTCGGCTTCCCGCACCGCGCTGCGCAAGCACACCAGCGACGGTATCCCGCTGAACTTCACGGCAAGGTACCTCATCGTGCCGACCGACCTCGAGACCGAGGCCGAGAAGCTGATGACGGCCATCCTCGCCACGAAGGAAGGCGACGTGAACGTCTTCTCCGGCAAGCTCCAGATCGTCTGCGACCCGGCTATGGACGACCACAACGCGTGGTACGTCGCGACATCGCCGGCGGATGCCGAGGTGCTGACCTACGGCTACCTCAACGGGGCTTCCGGCCCGAAGGTCCAGACCAAGGAAGGCTGGACGGTGGACGGCGCCGAGATGCGCATCATCCATGACTTCGGTGTCGGCATCACCGGCGAGAAGGGCATCTACAAGTTCCGCCGCCAGTAAGCGCCGGGACAAGCACCTGACCGCGAAAGGGGAGCTTCGGCTCCCCTTCGCCTTTCCGGACCAACCATCCCCTCTTTCTGGAGAACGAACATGAGGAACTACATCGCGCCCGGCCAGTCCATCGACTTCACCGCAGGCGAAGGCGAGACCTACGTCGCCGGACAGGGCTACGTGAAGGGCAGCGTCTTCGGCGTGGCGGCGAACAACGCCGTCGAAGGCGAGACCGTCACCCTGCACCTGACCGGAATCTACAGCTTCCCCGGCGCCGGCGACGCGTTCGCCCCGGCCTTCTGGGACAACGCCGAAAAGGCCGTCGCCGGGGCATCGGACACGGGGCTCTACAAGATCGGCGCCATCGTCGGCGTGGACGGGACGAACCGACAGGTCCGTCTGAACGGCACTGACATCACGGCCGTCCCGGGCGGCGGGGGCTAAGCCCTCCGCCACCGGGCAGCGGGTCCTTCCCGGTCCTGACGAATCCTTCCCGAACGGAGCAGCCGCATGGACACCGTCCGCCTTCCCAAAGACAGCAACGGCAACCCGGTGCCCGTCGCGGCCCTCGACTTCGCGGCCCGGCTGCGCGTCGACGTGGGCGGTGGCGGAGACGCCTCGGTCGCGGTCACGCTCGAACGCGGCCTGTACCGCATCCAGAGCGTTGGCGTGCCGGTGTGGCTGTCCCAGGACGCTTCGCCCACGGACAGCTACGTCCTGTTCCCGGGCGACGACGGCATCTCGTACTTCTCCGAGGGCAGCGAGGTGACCTTCACGGCCGATGCCGAAACCTTCGGTGCCGGTGCCGCCGTCATCCTGCTCATCCCCGCGATGGAGGTCTGACATGCCGGGTTTCAGCGGTAGGCCATACAACCACCCTGGCGGCGGCGGTTCCAGTGAGGATGCCGAGGCCCGTGCCGACATCGCCGCGCTCAAGGGCCGCGTCGACGGCCTGACCCCTGACGGCGTGCACGACATCCAGCACCGCGGTCACATTTTCGGGCAGACGCCATCGGGCTTGCCGTTGGATTTCGAAGCGTCCCTCGCGGCCCAGGGGTTTGCGGGCGATTCCACTCTCGTGGTCTCGACCATGACGGGATCCGAGTTCGTCACCGTCAACACGTCTGCATCCCTGATGGGCGCGCTTTGGGAGCTCGAAACCGACCTCAACGACATTGCCGAAACTACCGGCGTCTACATTTTCCCCGGTGTCATCGGCGGCCAGGTCTATTTCGAAATCCAGCCCTACGGGTACGATGTCTCCCAGGAAGATGAGCTTTGGACGGGGTTTGAATACACCCCGCTTGCGATTTTCCTCGGCATTTACGGCAACCCGGCCCCCGCATCGCTCACGCGTGCCGAATCCGTCATCGACCGCCACGTGGCAACCGGGGCCGAGATTTCGCTCAGTTCGGAACTGCAGCGCCTGACCAGCATGATCCAGTCCGTCGGCGAGCAGGTCGCCGCGCTCCAGGGTCGCGTGGCAGACCTCGAGGCCGCAGCCGAATGACCACCGCCACGCGCCGGGGAGCAGCCCCATGATCGACTTCGAGACGCTGCTGCTCGGCCCGGTCTACGCGACAACGGGCGTTCCGGCCCTGCTGTCGCATCCGCACGGTGACGACGTGCCAGTGACCGTGCTCGACCATCGCGACGGCATGGACCTCGTCTCCGCCAAGGGCCACCAGATTTCCGCGCTGGCTCCCGGCATCTCGGCCACCGAGGCCGTCTTCCTCGTCCGCCACTCGGAATGTCCGGACCGTCCCATCGGCCGCACCGTCCGCGTCGTCGGCGAGGACCAGGCCTATTCGGTGCGCGACGCCAAGCTCAAGGGACGGCCCGGCAAGGGCGAATGGGTCCTGACCGTGCAGAAGGCCTGAAGCCATGCCACTCACCGAACAGGTCATGACCGCCCTGATGGCGGCGCTGGCGGCCGTGCCAGGCACCCAGCTGGTGGAGCGCAACCGCACCTCCATGGTGCCGGAGGGGATGACCCCTGCGCTCGTCGCCTTCGACGGCGACCTCGACGGCCAGACGGACCGCCCCACGGCGGTGGCGCGCGGACGCGACCCCCACTTCCAGATGACGCTGGAGCCGACGGTCTGGGGCTATGTCGAGGCTCCCGACGCGCTGGTCGGCACGCGCCGCAACGAACTCTTCGCCGCCACGATCCGCGCCATCTGGACCGACGCGGGCCTGCTCAGGCTGCTGGCCCAGAACGGGGGCGGCATCGCGCTGCGGGATGCGGCCTTTCCGCCGCCTGCCACCGCGCCGGACACGGCGGCCGCCGCCTTCGTCGTCAGGCTGGGCCTCAGCTTCGACTTCGACCCCTCCAACCCCTGACCCCAACCCCCTTTTGAAAGAGGTGAACACATGAACATCCGCGGCATCCAGGGCGACTACACGATCCCCAAGGCCTACGTCCTCGCCAGGTTCGAGGGCAACGACTACTTCGAGGAACTCGGCGACACCGACGCGGTGGAGATCACCGTTGAGGTCGAGCGCGATCCCCGCAAGGACAACCGCTTCGGCGTCTCGCGCACGGCCGACGAGCAGGTGACCGACATCACCGTGTCCATCTCCATGACGCTCATGCAGCAGACCGCCCGCAACCGCGCCCTCGGCGTGATGGGCTCGCTCGGCTACATGACGCAGACGGCGGCGGAAGGCGTGACCAAGGTCATCGAGGACGCGGTCCCGTTCCAGGCCTACGACCTCGGCGCGTTCAACGTGACCGATGTCGAGGTGACCGACGGCGGGGATGTCGACCCGGTCACCTACGTCAAGGGAACCGACTACGAGATCGACGAGCCTACCGGGGTGTTCCAGCCGCTCATCGCGGCAGACTTCCACATCACGTTCGACCAGCCGGCCATCACTTCCGCGGCCAAGCGCCTGAAGACGGGCGTGGGCGGCAACCCGGACCTGACGTGCGAGCTGCTCATCATCGGCAACGCGTCGCGTGGCCAGAAGCCGCACGTCAGGCTCTGGAAGGTCCGCCTCACGCCGTCCGGCTCTCGGCAGTACGTTTCCGAGAGCGAGCGCGGGTCCATCGAACTGGAGGGCACGGCGCTCGCCGACTCCACGCGCGCGCTCGCCGAGGGCGACATCGAGGAGTTCGCCTTCGGCGTCGAGCAGACCATCGCCGCAGCGGCCTAGTCGCCCGGCTGACAACCATGGGCGCTTCCTTCCGGGGGAGCGCCCTTTTTCATGACAGCAGACACAAAAGGGGGAAATTGAATGGCAACTCTTCTCGACATCGCTCCGCAGTTCGACGTGGTCCACGTCGCGGGGATCGATCTGGCGGTCTACGGGCTTCCAGCCGATGCCATCGCCGCGCTCATGTTCCGGTTCCCGGAACTGCAGGAAGTCTTCAAGAGCGGGATCGGCGGCATGGACGCGGATACCGTCACCCGCCTCGGCGGCGAGGTGGTCGGCGCGATCATCGCCTATGCCTGCCGCCTCGGCGGCAATGCCGATGCCGAGGCCATGGCCCGCAGCCTCGGCGCGGGCGACCAACTGGCGATCCTCAGGCCATGCTGGGACCGCACCTTCCCGAAGGGTGTCGAGGATTTCCTGACGACCCTGGGTCTGGCGCGCCCGGGGGCCGACGCGCCCGCCGCCGAAGCGGCGGCTTCCTAGACTGGGTCGGGGAGGCCGTGGTCTCCCTGATCCCGGCCTACGGCGCGGAATACGTGTGGGGACTGACCCCGAGGCAGATCTACAACTTCTGTCTCCTCGACCGTCTCCGCAAGGACCGCGAACTGAAGGCGGAAGCCACTGCGGCCCGGATCGCGCATCACGCGAAACCGGAGGACTACCGGAAATGGCTGGGGAGGACCTGACGTGCGTCGCTTCTCCCTTAGCCTGATCGACCGGGACAGTCCGGAAGACTACTTCGACAGGCTCAAATACCCGCTGGGCGTGGGTGCCACCGAGGCGATGCGCGCGGCTTCCCGCGCGGCGATCGAGCGCGTCCGCAACCAGGTCAAGCGCAACTTCCGCAACAGCCCCCACCGATACAAGGGCCAGGACTTCTCGAAGGCCTTCCGCGTCCACATGTGGCCGCGCCCCGGCGGCGCGTTTGACTGGTCATACACCCCGGCAGCCGACCTCGTTGCGGCCTCCTCCTGGGCGCACGTCTTCGAGGAGGGCGCGGTCATCTCCGCGCGCTCGCCGGGCCGTCCGCTGGCGATCCCGCTGCAGGCCGCCGAGGACCACGGGCTGGCGCGCAGCACCCGCCGCCGGAACGCCGACGACATCCTCGAGCCTTGGAAGCTCCACCAGAAGCACTCCCTGACCGACCTCGCGAGGGAACGGTTCGGGATGACCTGGCTGGCGGACACCCCTGACGGCGGCAAGCTCGTCATGGCCGATGACGGTGGCCGGGACATCGCTCTCTTCAAGCTCCAGTACGCCGTGCGCATGCCGAAGCTCCTCAACTTCTACGATGCCGCGAAATGGGCGCACCGCCTCCTTCCGGCGAAGTTCTCGGCCGAGTTCAACAAGGCCAAGTCGCGGCAGGGGGTTAGCTGATGGCGAACAATTCCCTGAAGGCCCGTCTCGAGGTCCTCGGCGGGCCGAAGGTCGTCGCGACCTTCGAGGCCATCGGCGAGGCGGCCGAACGCTCCTTCGACAAGATCGACCGCGAGGCGATGCAGGCCGCCGCCCGGGTCAAGTACCTGCAGGCGGAACTGGCCAAGCTGCGCGCGATGGCCGCCAACATCCGGGCTGGCATCAAGGTCGACGACAACCTCATGTCGCCCACGGCCAAAAAGGCCGCGCTGGCGCTCGCCGACGACCTCGATGCCAAGGCCAAGGCCATCGGCGTCCAGATCGGCGAGATCGGCGACGCGCTGCGCACCGGCCGCGGCCGCGCGTGGCGGGCGATGGCCCGCGACCTCGATCGGGACCGGCTCGCGTCCGTGCAGGCCGCCCGGGACATCCGCCGGGAACTGGACGACATCGACCGGGACCCCGACAGGCGCGGCATCCTCTCCGACGACGACAAGCGCTCCCTGCGCACGACTGCGGACGCGCTCGAGGCGGCGTCCGACGCGTGGCTGCACGTCAACCGGGAACGGCTGGACAAGGTCGAGGCGCAGGAGGCCAACGCCGAGCGCATCCGCGCCAGCAAGATCAAGGCCGAGGGCCGCAGGCGCGAGAAGCTGGCTGCGGCGGCCCGGGAGAAATCCGAGAAGGCCGTCCTCGACGAGGTCGCCGCCTACGAGAAGGCCGAGGCCGACAAGCTCGCCGCAATGCAGGCGCGTCTCGATGCCGAGGACCGCGAACGGGCGGACTTCGCCCGCAAGCAGGAGGCATATCGGCGGTCCGAGTACGTCTCCTGGTGGAAGGGCGTGCTCGACCAGCAGGACGCTGACGAGAACGCGAAGGCCGACGCGCTGCGCCGGCTGGCCCAACAGCAGCGCGACGACGAGAAGCGGAAGGCCCAGGCTGGCAAGGCGGAGGCCGACCGGCTGCGCCGCCAGCGCGACGCGATCCGCGTCATCAACCGCGAATGGCAGGAAGTGGCCGCGGCCCGCGAGAAGGGCATCCTGTCGGCGGCCGAACTCGAGGAGCGGAAGGCCCGGGACGCGCACCGCGCCGCCACCGGCCGCACCGTGGAAGATGTCCTCGGCATCGGAAGGTCCGCGCCTTCGCGCAGGTTCGACCAGCTTCTTGACCAGCAGGGCCTCTTCACCGACGAACAGCAGCGCCGCCTGCGCGAATTCGACGAACGGCTGCGCGGCTTCGATGGCGTGTTCGGCCGGGTTCGCAAGGCTATGGCCGAGGCCCGCACGGAATCCACCCGTCTCGCCGAGGCCAACGACAAGGCCGGGCGCTCGAAGGGCAAGCTCGGCGCGGATGCCGACGGACTGCTGCCGCACCTGCGCCGCTTCGGCAAGGGTGTCGGCGAGGTCACCACCCATGTCGGCAGGTTCACCACGTCGCTGCGGTCGCTGGAATACGCCCTCGGCAACGCCGCGCTGCGCACGGGCATCGTTGGCCTCGTCGGCGCGCTGGTTCTCGGCGTGGGCGCGCTCGCGGGCCTCGCCGTGCAGGGCGGCATTCTCGCTGGCGCGGGCTGGGCCGCCTTCGACGGAGCGGCCGTCGGCCGCACGGCCCAGCAGCTCGGCATCGCCGTCGGCGAGTTCTCCCGCATGCGCTACGCCGCCAACCGCGCGGGCGTGGGCGTGGATGCCGTCTCCACCGCGTTCGACGGGCTGCGCCAGAAGACCCTGGCCCTTGTCGAAGGCGAGCAGGACGCGCTCCTGGAGGCGCTCGAGAAGGGCGAGAACCAGTACGGCGCGACGATCAAGCTGGTGGACAGGTACACCAACTCCCTCGGGGAGACGAGGATCGTGGCGCGCGACACCGCCCGCGTCTTCGACGACCTGTTCGCCCTGTTCGCGAAGATTCCCGACAGCGCCTTCAAGCTTCAGGTCGCCGACGCGCTCGGCGTGCGCGAACTGCTGCCGCTGTTCAACGCCGGACGCGCCAGCTGGGAAGCCTCCCTTGCCGCATCCGACAGGATGGGGACCACCGTCACCGAGGGCATGGCCGCGCAGTTCCAGGCCACCCGGGAGCAGATTTACGACGCATGGGCCTCCATCATCGGCGTGGGCTACGAGCTGGCCCTGCAGATGGCTCCTCACATCGAGGCGCTCGCCGTCTGGTTCGTCGGCATGCTCACGACCTACCGTAAGGAGATCGCGGCGTGGATCGTGGACGTCTACCAGTGGATCGCCCACGCCTTCCTCGACTTCATCAAGCTGTTCAAGCACGGCGGTGACGTCTCGACGCACTTCGAGTGGACCCGCACCGTCTACGAGTTCCTCATGGCGGTCTACGATGCCACCATGCTGGTGTGGAACGCGATGGCCACCGGCTACCAGAAGGCGAAGCCCTTCCTCGACTGGCTGGCGGGAAAGCTGGGGATGGGCGAAGGCGAAGGCCTGACGCTGCTCCTCGGCTTCATCGCGGCGAACCTGCTCGGCATCATCGGCCTCGTGTCGTCGCTCGGCGCGGTGTTCACCCGCTCGATCGGCCTGATCTCATCGCTGGTCTTCTCCCTGGCGCTGCCGGCGGTCTCGTCGCTCCTGACGGCACTGGCGGCCGTGATCGGCTGGCCCGTCCTGCTGGCTGGAGGCGTGACGCTCGTCGCGGCGTACTGGGACGACATCACCGACCTGTTCACCGTGGCATGGGACCTGTTCAAGCAGACCTTCCCGACCATGGCGGCCACGCTCGAGGAGGCGTTCGGCCCCGCGTTCGAGGTCGTGTCCTCGCTGATCGAGGCGCTCTGGCTGGTCCTCGAGCCGATCCTGATGATCGCGCGCGGGTTCCTCGGCGTGTTCAACCTGTTGACGGGCCTCGACCTCAGCACGACGCAGTTCTTCGCCACCATGCTGGTGATCCTCGGGCTGCTGAAGGCGGTGACCTCCGCCGTCGGGCTGCTGGCGGGCGGCCTCGTGGCCCGGCTCGCGCCGGCGATCCTGTCGCTGGCGGTCGGACCGGGGGCGGCGCTCGTCGTGCTGGGAGTGGCGCTCGGCAACCTCCTGTACCAGTTCCTCGAGTTCCTCGGCGTGGCCAGCATGGTGGGGGACTGGATCGACCGGGTTTTCTATTCCGGTGGCCGCGAGAAGATCGCCGCCGACATCCGCCGCAGGGACGAGGAGTTCATGCGGCAGCGGCAGGCCAACGGCGGGATCATCCCCGGCAAGGTCCACCCGTACGTGGCGCAGATGGTGGACGAGCGCCGCACCCGCCTGCTCGGGGACGGCCGCAACGTCTTCGGCGGCGCGGGCGCGCAGGTCCAGGGCATCGACGTATGGGGCAAGCAGGCGTTCGACGCCTTCAACGCCCGGCTGAACTCAATCGACTTCGGCCCCGACATCGACCGCCGCACGCTGCGCGCCGTCGGTGACCCGCGCTACGCGGGCATGACCGGCACCCCGGTCACGCTCGTCATAGACGGCAACAGGACGGACCTCGTCAGCTACGACATAGCGGAATTGGAACGGATCGCCTCCCGCTCGGGACGGGCGAGCCTGTCGAGGACCAGCAGCTGGGAAGCGAGGTAGCCATGAGGCAGCCAGTGAACACCGTACTCCAGATGGGGGCGATGGTCGCCCCCTTCGGCGGCCGCAGCATCGCGGAAGACGTCGAGGACCTCGGCTTCGGCGAGCTTGTCCGCGACGTGAACAACGTCGCGCACTCGCTCCGGATTCCCGATTCCGACGACAAGTACCGGGTCAGCTATTCCTGCTCGGACGACTGGGCGCTGCCAGCCTTCGCCGGGCTGAAGCGCCACGACCTCGTGACGCTGCACATGATCAAGCACTGGTCGATGCCGTTCGCGCCCGGCCAGACGCAGGTCAACCTGCGTAGGCCCGCGGTCGGGGACAGCGTCGAGGTGATCCGCGCCGACGGCACCATCGTTCCCGATGCCCAGTGGAACCACACGGCGGCGGCCACGGTCACGCTGATGGGACAGGCGCTGGGAGGGATCGTCCGTTTCCGGCCGATCCTCACCGCCTTCCTCGACCGGGCCTCCTGGGACGGGAACGAGTGGGCGGGCACGGTCGGCTGGCGCGCCGACTTCGTGGAACGGTAGGAGCGTCGGCATGGCCCAGGAACCCGTCACCTTTTCGTGGGGCGCAGGCTACGTCGTCACCGAGTTCGACGTGTCGCAGAGCGAGGGCGAGGCGGCCATCCTTGAGACATCCGTCGGCAATCCCGGCATCGGCCCGGTGCTCACCGGCGTGAACCAGCGCGGCACGCTTACGGTGCCGGGCCACGGCGCGATCTTTTCCGGCGTGGTCAACTCCGTGCCGTCGAACCTCGCCCGCTCCACGGTCAAGGTCGAGTTCCTCGCGCAGCCGGACGACTTTCCCGCCAAGCTGGCCGAGTTCGCGGACGGCCTGCGGGAACGGCCGTATTTCGACGTGCTCTTCTTCCCCCGGTCCGAGGACGGCGTCCCGCGTGACCCGGCCGAGGTGCTGGAAACGCGCGCCGCGCACTTCCACGTCCATCCCGTCACGCACGAGATCACGCTCTCTGACGTGCTGGTGGGCGACCGCGTCATCGACCTCGGCGGGCACTACGACGTGTCCTCGATCGCCGTGAACAGCAAGGGCCATCCGCTGAAGAAGGCCACCGCCACGCTGGTGGCGGAGTTCGAGCAGACCTCCACGGGCCGGGTGGAGATTTCGCAGAGGATCACGCCGCACGAGATCAAGACCCTCACGCCGGACGTGACCTCGCTCGGCGACCACGGCGGCTTCGGCTCGAACAGCGGCTGGACCGTGGACGACGCGTCCTTCACGCCGGGCACGCCATACGCGACCCGCGAGCACTTCTACGACGGCGAGAGCCAATACGTCTGGCTGGTGAAATACGGCAACCCGCCGCAGACCCAGACGAAGCTGATGCACCGCCAGCGCTCGCTCCTCTACTGGAAGCTCAAGGCCGAACGCATGTTCGCGTCCTGGGACTACGTCCAGCCGCGTCGCGAGACGATGGCGCTCACCATGGAAGCCGGGGTCCAGGCGGTCATCGGCACCGCCGACCGCGAGGAGCACATCGGCGAGTTCTCGGTGTCCCCGGTGCATGACGACCCGCTGGCATCCATCCCGGAATGGGAAGCGGACAAGGACTACGAGTGGGGCGACCTGGTCCGCTACAAGGGTCAGGTCTGGCAGTGCCGCCTCGACCACTGCAGCACCGGGACGTTCACCGTGGTGCCGACGGACCGCAAGGCCATCTTCATCTCCCGGTCCAGCGCTTCGCAGGGCAGCGTCAGCGTTCTCGTCCAGTGGGTCGCCGTCCCGCATCTGGGCGGCGGCGCGCTGAAGAGCAGGGAGGCGTACTCCTTCCTCGACACCGGCCGCGGCAACGAGGCGGCCGAGCATATGGCCCTGCGCCTCAACGCCTTCCTCCGCAGGCGCATGCGCTGCGTCGAGGTGAAGTTCAGGGGGGTTTGGGAAGACCTCGGAGACGTCACGCTCAAGGACTCGGTCCGCATCGAGCACCCCAGCTTCCCCGGCGGCGAGTGCACCGGGAAGGTCATCGCCTACCGCAAGCACTGGACGGGCGAGAAACAGATGCGCTTCGTCGAGGTCACCCTCGGCGTGTCGCTCGCCACCGGCGACGCGGCACCTGCGCTGCCCGGCAACACCTCCTACAGCGAAGCATTCGCCGACGGCTACGCCTACGTTCCCTCCGAGGACGGATACACCCACGAGGGGACCGGCGTGGCCATGCTGATCCAGGCGGACGCGATCCGTAAGCCGGTCCTCGTCGAGAGGCTCCATGTCCCGAGCTACGCGGTGACGAGGGTGGTCTGGAAGAACCTGCTGCAGCAGCAGCTCGCCTACGCCCGCGAGCGCAGCAGGCAGACGCTGGACCTTCGCGACGGCGTCCCAAAGACTTCCTACGAAGTGGCCCTACGGTCGCTCGCCTCGCACGACATGCTGGAACGGAAGCTGTCGGCGGCGTGCGCAGTCGCGACGGGTCCGCGCGGCATCGACCTCGGAGCCTGACCATGAAGAACCCGTTCTCCGCCTCGATGTCGGGCTTCCGTCCGTTGACGTGGAACGAGGGCGTGCGCTCCGTCGTCCGCTGGAACGGCGGCGCAAACCCCGGCGAGGCCGAACGCGTGGGCCAGGCCATGGCGGACCCGCAGTGGGCCCATCTGTCCAGTTCCGAGGGCATCCCCGGATTCGGCGACACGCCGACCGCCGATCCCGTCCACGGCCACCCGATCGTCTCCTGGTATTTCCCCACGGGGCACCCCGGCTCCGGCTGGGTGGTCCATACCCTGGATGCCGTCGGCTGGTACGATGGCGAGGGCAACCACCACTACACCCCGACGCCGCAGGACGGGATGGGCGCGACCAGCTTCGGTTTCGATGGCGCTTCCCCCTCGCATGGAGGAGACTGACATGGACCTGAACACCTACGCCGCGCTCGATCGGCCGCTGACGGCCGCCGAGGTCGACGCCAACTGGAACGCGATCAAGGGAGCCTACGACGACATGGCCGGCGGCTTCGTCCGGCTCGCGGGCTTCGTGATCTCCGGAGACGGGGCGAACCTGATCGCCATCGGCACCGACGGCAACCCGATGGCCGAGATCCCGCTGCCCGCGCCGTTCCTGAACGCCGGAGCGTGGAGCGAGGGCAACCCCTACACCAACCGCTCGCTCGTCAGCCACGAGGGCGTGACGTACCTGTGCGTGATCCCTCACCAGTCCGGCGAGGAGTTCTACGACGACCTCGACAACGGGTTCTGGCTGCCGCTGGGTGGCGGGGGCGGCGGAACCGCCGCAGACGTGGAGGTGGCGGTTCCGACCATCTTCGGGCTCGTGGAGACCGGGAACGTGCAGGCCGCGCTCGAGGAACTCGAGTACCACCTCGCGCAGGCCAAGAGCCAGAACAACTGGCTCACGACGCAGGTCGCCGACCTGAACGACACCGTCGCCGACCTGGAGACGAGGCTTGCCGCCCTCGAAGGCGCGTAAGCGGAATTGTCCCTCGCCAGCCGGCGCGGGACGCTGTCTGACACGTCAAACGCCTGAACATCACTTCCCGAAAGCCCGACGAATGACCGACACCCCGATCTCCAACACCGTGCTCGTCCAGGAGATCATCTCGACGGGCAAGAAGGTGTCCAGCATCGACTCCAAGCTCGACATCTTCATCATCGAGCAGCAGTCGATGAAGAAGAAGATCGACGAACATGACGGACGCCTGGACGACCTCGAACAGCGCAGCTTCGGCAACGGCCGTTTCGTGGCGGGTGGGCTCGCCCTCCTGACGCTCCTGTCGCCGGTGGCCTACGCCGCAGTCCACAGGTACCTCGGCCTCTAGCGCCGCGTCCCGCGCCTCGTTGAGCTTCGCTTCCCCTCGGCATCCTTGCCCGCGACCCGGTCGCCGGCCTTCTTCCACGTCGAACTGTCGATCAGGCGCGAGTGCCTGATGTCCAGCTTGCCGCAGCCATCGAGGTCGAGAAGGGTGTCGATGACGCTGTCCGCGACGGATGTCGGCAGCCAGGGGTTCAGGTAGATGCGGTCGATCCACGCGATCGGGCAGTCGACCGGGTAGGCCCCGCGCTGGTCCTCCGAGGACTCCACGACGATCCGGTACTCGTCCTCGTCCTGGAACCCGACACGCTTCAGGAACGGGAGCCGGTTCATGTCCGTCGGGTCGAGGTCCTGCGTCCCCTTCAACGAAAGATATTCGACCTCGCCGCAGCGCACGCGGTCGCCGTTGGGGAGGCCGACGTTGCGGAGGCGGTCCTCCAGCGGCTCGCGGTGCAGGACAATGCAGGCCCCGCCGCTCCCTATGCCCGTGAAGACCCGCCAGTGGTGGTAGGTCTCGGGACACATGGCTGCGCACATCGCGTACATGCTGTTCGCCTTCCGGCGCTCCTTGTAGAGCAGCATGAAATGGCGGTCGTTGCGGTCGTCCCAGGCCTGCGGGTCGAGCAGGGAAAGCTGGCGTCTCCGCAGCGTGTCGATCACTCCCGGGATCGACGTGTACCTCCAGATCAGCTGTTCCTTCCCCTTCTTCGTCCGCGTCGCCATGTCCCGAGCCTCCTGCCGCTGCGGGGACCGGAATAGCACGGGACCGCGGATTTCCTGAATCCTTGCGACGCGGATTCCGCCGGCAGGATTCGAGGCACCGCAGACATCCGCAGGCGGCGTCAACACGCTTGTCCAGGCGATTTGATTCCTGACCCCCGAGCCCCGCACGATCAGGCCGGAAATGCTGGGAAACGTGACTGCAGGGGGCATGATGGCGGGGAAAAGGGGCAGGCGCTTCGAGGACGCGGAGCGCGGCTATCTCGTCGAGCGCGTCGGGACGCTGGCCGCACGGGGCCTTCCCGAGAGGACGATCGCGAGGCGGCTGTCCATCTCGAAGGGGATAGTCGGTACGCTGAAGAAGGAGGCGGTGACCGCGGCGTTGTCCGGTTCCAGCCCTGTCTCGTCCCCCGCGTGGGCGCACGTGCGGGAACTGGACGCCTCCGTGCCGAAGGGAACGGTCCAGAGGTTCGTGGTCGGCATGGCTGGCTGGGGACCGCTGCCGGTCCCCTTCCTCGACAACCTGTGGGCCTTCGCCGCCCACAAGCGCGCCGAGTTCTTCGTCGGCGGCGACCCCAAGCACGCCCGCCAGTGCCCCGGGGAACTGCGGCCCTATTTCTGCCCCGACCGGGTGAGGCTCAACGACAGCCTCCTGTTCGTCGGCCACGGCGGCAACGCCGATGCCGTCGAGCCGCTGAAGGACCACGTCTCCGCCAACCGCGGCCAGCACGTCGTCGTGGCGCATCCACGCTTCGCCCTGCAGTCGATCCCCCGAATGCTGGACGCGCCGCCGCGCTACGCCGTGTCCACCGGGGCGGTGACGTTTCCCGCCGTGGATGCCTCGGTGAAGGCGCTCCAGCACCACGCGCTCGGCGCGCTGCTCATCGAGGTCGACGCCGACGGCGAGTGCTTCTTCCACCAGATCAGCGCCTACGGGGACGGCAGCTTTCAGTGTCTCGACGAGTTCGTCGCCGACGGACGTGTCCACGGGGGCCGCCGCGTCCGCGCGGTGACCTGGGGTGATGCGCACCACGCCATCATGCAGCGCGCCATCGGCATCGCCAGCTTCGGCTACGACCGGGCCGCGCACGCCGTCGTCGGCGGCGACAGCCTGCTGGACACGCTCCAGCCGGAGGACCAGTTCTTCTCGGACCTCGTGCATTTCGGGGACCGCAACACTCACGTCATCTCCGACCCGGTCCGGATGGCGCAGTCCTTCCACGCCGGACGCGGCAACATCGAGGCCGAGATCGCCGCCGCGGCCGGGTTCGTCAACATGTGCAGGCGGGACTGGACCCGCGTCCACCTCAAGGAAGGCAATCACGAGCGCAAGCTGGTGAAGTGGCTGAAGGACTCGAAGGGTCGTTCCGACCCCGAGAACGCCTACTACTATCACCGCCTCAACGCCGTCATGCACTCCCGCATCAGGGAGACGCGCGGCGCGTGGCGGGAGACCCGCATCGTCGAGCACGCGCTGCGGGAGGCTGGCCTCGCCGACGATGTCGAGTTCCGCTACCGGGACCGCTCCTGCGTCATCGACGGGGTGGAGCTAGGCGTCCATTCCGACAAGGGGATCAAGGGCAGCCCCGGTTCGCCGGCGCAGTTCCGGAAGCACGGCGGCAGGATCACGCTCGACCACCCGCACACGCCATGGGCCTGCGAGGGCGTCTACGTGGCGGGGACGACGGGTGAAATCTACCAGGGCTACAACGACGGCTGGACGACCGACGCGCACGCCCACGTCGTCCAGTACCACGGCGGGCACCGCGCGCTCGTCCTGATGGCCTCGGACGGACGCCACCGCGCCACCGCCGACCTGCCGGATCCTTGTCCCTCTCCAGCCGGCGCCTGACGCTTCTCGCTCAAGGATTCACCGAACCCGGGAGCGGCCCATGGCGGCTGGCAACTACGCGGCCTGTCTGGCCATCGTGCTCGAGCATGAAGGGGGATGGGCCAACCACCCCAAGGACCCCGGCGGGGCCACCATGAAGGGCGTGATCCAGCGCACCTACGACGCCTACCGCAGGTCGAAGGGCCTGCCGCTGCGCAGCGTCCGCAACATCACCGATCCCGAGCTGCAGGAAATCTACCGCCGCGACTACTGGAACAAGGTCAGCGGCGACGCGCTTCCGGCGGGCATCGACCTCGCCACCTTCGACGGCGGGGTGAACTCGGGACCGTCCCGAGGGGTCAAATGGCTCCAGAAGGCGTTGGGCGTCTCGCAGGACGGCGTGGCCGGGCCGAAGACCGTCGGAGCCGCCAACGCCTCCGACCAGCGCAAGGTCATCGTCTCGATGTGCGCGCACCGGCTGGGCTTCCTGAAGGCCCTGTCGCACTGGTCCACCTTTGGGAAAGGCTGGCTGCGCCGGGTCACCGGGACCGAGGCCAAGGCCGTCTCGATGGCGCTGGCAAAGGATCTTCCGAAAGCTTCGGTCCCCAGCGAACTCAAGGCGGAGTCCTCGAAGGCCGAGGGCAAGGCCCACGCACAGGAAGGCACGGCGGTGGCGTCCGGAGCGGGCAGCGCGGGCTCGGCCTCGCAGTTCGACATCTCGACGTTGGATTCCGTCATGCCGTGGATCGCCGCCGGCGCGGCCGTGGCGCTCGTCGTCCTGGCCGTCGTCCTCATCCACAAGTCCCGGGTCAACCGTGAGCGCGCCCGGGCTTACGCCAACGTCGCGCAGGAGGTCGCAAATGGCTGAGATCATCGCCGGGCTGGCCCGGCACGCCCTTACCGCAATCGGGGTCAGCGTCCTCGGCACGTCCGACTTCAGCGTCGACGACGTGGCGACCATCGCAGGCGCCGTGGTCACCATCGCGTCTGTGCTGTGGTCCGTCCACAACAAGCGCCAGCGCCGCAAGACCGGGGGCGGCGAAGAATGAGCGCCTTCCTCGCATGGCTCTGGACGTCCACCGGCCGCGCCGTCGCCAAATGGGTCGGTGTCGCGGCGGTGATCCTCGCCTTCCTGTGGCGCGTCCATGACGCGGGACGGGATGCCGAGCGCGCGAAACAGCAGGAGCAGGACCTGGAGAACCTGCGCGAAAGGAACCGCATCGATGACGAAGTGGCCGCGACTCCTGACCCTCGCGTTCGCGACGAGCTTGCTCGCTGGGTGCGCCACGAGTAGCGGCGGCTGCGACGGCTTCAGGCCGATCCGGCCAGCCGTGGCCGACGTGCCGGTGCTCTCGAATTCGCTGGCGACCCAGATCGTCGCGCACAACCGCTACGGCCAGTCCGCCTGCGGGTGGAACCCGTGAGCGCTTTCTTTTTCTAGGCGGCCAGCGCCGCCTTCCGCGCCGCCGCGTCTTCCCGCAACAGTCCACGCCCGATATGCGCCATGCAGGGGACGGCCATGCTGTTCCCGAGCGCCCGGTAGCGGGGCGCGTCCGGCGGACGGTTTTTCCCTTTGTAGCCGACCTCGCTCCACAGGTCGGGGAAGCCCTGCAACCTCTCGCATTCCAGCGGCGTCAGGCGGCGCACGACGGGTTTCAGTGCGTCGGGATAGACCACGAGGTCGGTCTCGTAGGCCGCGCTCTCGCAAGCCCGAAGCGTCGATGCCTGGGTTTCCGCATCCCCGTAGCGGTCCACGCCTTGGCGATCGAAGTAGGCCACGCAGGGGGTCCGGTTCGATCCGCTTTCGGCGGACCGGAGCGTCGGCGAGAAGTCGACCGATGCGGCCACCGACCCGGCCTTCGCTCCCTGACCGGCCATGAAGGCGATGGGACCTAGTCCGCCCGCAGCGCCGCCTCCAGCATCTCCGGCAGGCCCTTCCCACGTGTCTCGGCACGCTTCGCCGCCCGGTTCAGCACCCCATCCTTCGCCTCGCGGGTCAAAAAGTACTTCTCCAGGGCAGACGGGTCCGGCTCCAAGACGTCCGACAACAAAGACGCGACGGCGACGCTGGGGAACTCCCCAGCCCTGTGCGTCCATGATCCGCCACGCCACCTCTCCGTCCGGTCCAGCAGCGTGACCTGCACTGGTCCATCCCCGGCTCCATCCCCTTCCTGAAGCGACCACACCACGCTCGGGTCCTCCGACCAGCGCTGAAAGGAGCTTCCCGAAGGCGTTCGTTTCGTCGGACCTGACCCCATCCACGTTCTCCCAGACCACGTATTTCAGGTTGTTGATCTTCTTCATCCGCATCGCGAGTCGCAGGAACTCGAGCGTCAGGTTGCCCCGTTCGCCCTTCAGCCCCATGCGCAGCCCCGCGACCGAGAAGTCCTGGCAGGGGCTGCCGCCCTCGAGGACATCCACGGGACCCAGCGCGCGAAGGTCGCGGTCGCTGATCTGCTCGATGTCCCCGAAGTTCGGGATGCTCCCGCCGTTCAGGTGCTTGTAGTTCGAACGCCGGAAGCCGTCCGGCAGGTAGATCGGCGCCGTCGCGCCGAGCCGCGCGTTGAGCACGTGGCACGGCAGCGGTTCGGGTTCGCAATAGCCCACGAACTCGAAACCCAGCGGCTTCCACGCGACGCTGGCGGCGCTGATGCCGCTGAAAGTGGACAGCACCCTCATGCCGCCGCCCCCGTGACCAAGGTGATGGCATCCTCGCCGAACGCCTCGCCGAAGATGTCGATCGCCTGCCTGAGGTTCCATTCCTCCACGGCGCGGATCACCTCCCACGGCGGCGTCAGTCCGCCTCGGGCGTTGTACTTGCGGACCGTGTCCTCGGACCGGCCGACGAGTTGCGCGACTTCCGCCGCCGACAGGGGGCAGCGCTTCCTCGCGCGGCCCCAGTCCTTCTTCCTGCGGCGCAGGTCCGCCTCGGGAGTGACCAGCCTACCCATGGGAAACGCGCCCCGTCCGCATGAGCTTGCGACGCTTGGCCCGCGTGCGGCGATCCCGTCCAAACACGCGGATCTGTTCCGCCATGGCCTCCGCAAGGGCGGCTTCGCCCTCCGGCGATCCCTTCAGGACGCTCCCCTCGGGGCACTCGGTGACGAACGCCGGGGCCCTGAACTCGAGCAGGCCCCGGTCGCTGATCTGGTACCTGACCCACGTCACGCCGCGGCCCTCCGCATCCTGGAGCGCCACTCGATCTCCTCGGCGAGGTGGATGACCATCGCTTTCACGATGGCCCGCACCCGCCGCAGCGTGACCGGCGCCAGCCTTCGGGAGGACGGCACAGCCTTCTCGACGGCGAGGACGACCTCCGCCTCGTCGGCGGGGCCGAAAGGGCTGCCATCCCGGCCAGCCTCGATGATGATGCGGGCGGCCGTTTCCAGCGCACGCTGCGCGGTCGCGGGTTTCAGCCCGGCGTGGCCGCCGACCTCGCAAATTGCGCTGTCCGGGACCGGCTGGCGGATGATCCCGCACTCCACCAGCTTCCTGCACGATTCCAGTTCCACCATTGTCTTTTCCTCCCTTATCCGGCGGGCATTCCTTGGCCCGCACAGACAGGGTGAGACGCCGGCATGGAACGAACAAGCACGTTTCGTGCATGTTTTCAGACGGTTACTTGCAAATTCGTTGACGAGCCGGGACTTTCCGGAGCTTTTGTGGGTTGCGCAACGTCAGCCTATTTTCGTCCGGAACCAAAGGAGGGAACCATGGGACGGATACTGGCCTGGGCGATGAGGATGATCAGGGCGGCGCTGGCGCTGCCGGGAGACCTGCTGCGCGGACTTCTCGGTGGCGGGGCGACTGGATACGCGATACCGGATTCCAGCGAAGACGACGCGACGGCGGCCGAAGCGGAGGCCTTGCGGCGCGACCTTGAGACGGCTGGACGCAGGACGCGCCGGCACGCCGACCCGGGACTGGGTGCCTCGGTCCATGCCTACGCGGCCGCCGACAGGGTGGGCCGGGAGGCGTTGGACATGTCCAACATGCCCGAGCAGGTCGCGGTGGCGCTCCTGAAGATGCCGTCGCACCAGCTCGCCCGGCTGGCGGCGGCCGGTCCCGATGCCTGCGCGCGCTGGGCGGCGGGAAAGCGCTGCGGTCTTCCCGGCATCCCGATGCCGACCGAGACTGGCACCGTCACGCCGCCGGCGCGGGAAGCGGGACCGCCTCCGGCACCGCGTCCAGCGTTCGCGCCGCGGCCAGCAGCGCGGCTCGCGCTGGCGGCCTGATCGCGTCCACTGCATCCGTCAGGGACCGCTCGAGCGGGAGTCCGGCCTCTACGTGCCAGCGGGTCCATGCGGCCTCGTTGGCCTCGGCCCACTCCCGCGTCAGGCAGGCGAGGCCGGGGTCCACGTCCCGGCCACGGGCGGCGAACACCTTCGCGATCTCGACGGCCACGGCATCGACGTTGACGCCATCGCGGACCAGGTGGGCACGCAGGTCCCAGACATCCTTGACCCTGGTGTTGGCCGCGCCGAACTCGGCCATGGCGTGCAGCTTCTCGGCGACGGCGCGGGCGGCGGGCTGAACCGGCAGCCATATCTCGCCGAAGCTGGGGACCATGGACGGCAGCACGGCGGTCTCGTATCCGTCGGCATGGCCGAGCCCGAAGGCGAAGTCGACCTTCAGCGGCACGCGGACCTTCCCGACGTTGACCGTCAGCCTGAACTTCATGCCGGGTTCTTCCAGATGCGCGTGCGTCTCTTGCCAACGAACCTCGGTGACATCGATGCCGTCCTCGATCGCACCACGTTCGTCGTAGTAGGTGAGGCTGAACACGTCCTCGAGCAGCAGGTCCATGTCCTCGGGCCTCTCCGGCAGCCAGAGGTCGAGGTCGGGAGCGAAACGCGCACCCGGCGGGTTCCGCGCGACCTCGGCGAACGACCCCTTGACCACGAGGCCGGGGAACGTCTCTGCCAGCCTGAACGCTACGCGTTCCTGCACGTAGCGGACCATGGCCCGGTCCGGCCGCTCTCCCTTCGCTCTTGCCTTCGCCTTGATGGAATCCGCCAGTCGCTCCGCGACCGGCATGGATGAAAACGCCCGCATCTGCCCCTCCCCAGGTTCCTCCCGGGAAAGGTCCGTTCGGGCCTAGCAAGGCACAAAAGATGCAGGTCTATCCGTCATGGCCGCTGGCGAGTGCGGAGCGCAGGAGACCCTCGATGACGGCGGCGTGCCTTCGGCGCATCCGGTCGGCCGCCTCCTTCATCCGCTTCCTCATCAGGTAGCGGCGCAGGGCTTCCTCGACCTCGGGAGTTTCCCGCCGGATGTCGAGCCAGCGTCCTCCGAACTCGTCGTCGAGGTCAGGCATTGCCGGACAGGCTCTTGATGAGAGTGTCGCGCGAGTTCACCGCGCGCCGCAGGGCCGCGACCTCCTCCTCGAGGTCGTGGACGCGGTTGACCGCGGCGCGGGCCACCGACAGCGCCTCGGACGCCGAGGACCTAGCGCGCAGCAGGCGCTGGTGCCAAAGGCCGTTGTAGCGTTGCCGCTCGCGGGACTCGCGCAGGGCTTCCATTCCCGCCGCGTGGGCGCGGGCCGCGACGGCCACTCCGACCGTGCTGATCGCGCCGAGCTGGAGAAACGTCGAGGTCGCGGGGTCCGCTAGTGCGCTGCGCCTGCCGTGCATGTGAGCCTCCTGTTCTTTTTGGAGGCGGACCATGGGGCGCCGGGATCCAGGAAAGATCTAACGGCGTCGTTTCAGCAGTAGGTTTCCTTGCACCGAACGCACAGCCTGTTGTGGCTGCCCTCCGACTTGAACTGCCGCCGGCAGCACATGCAGTCCCGCCACGACGCGCCAGCGCGAACGCGGGACGGATACCGGATGCTGACGATGCCGAGGCGGCTCTTGCGGCTCTGGACGGCGCTGGGCGTCCGCTTCAGGATCGCGGCGATGTCGTCGTCCTTCAGTCCGCGGTCGACCAGCATGGCCAGGAGGACGTCTTCGTCGTGATGCCACGGGCGGCGCGTGCCGACACCGAAGTCGACGGGATCGATGTCCGACGTGTCGAGCCTCAACCTGCACAGCCGCGACGCGACGGATGCCGCGTCCCTGTCGAGGGCGCGGGCGATGTCCCCGGTCGAAAAGCCAAGCCCGCGCATCAGGCGGGCGATCTCCCGGTCGTCCTCGCTCCACGCGCCGTCGACGCGGACGGTGACAGCGCCTCCGAAGGCCTTTTCCCCGAGGCTGCGCAAGCGCCTGATCTGCCTCTTGATGGTCGTGTGCGACCTGCCAAACGCGGCCGCGATTGACCTCTGGGGCATGCCGTCGGCGACCATGGCGGCCAGCCTGTCGACGTCTTCCTGCTTCCAGTTCGTGTTCATGCCGCGCTCCTCCCGCATCTGAAGGAATGGTGAGCGCCGGCGGCGACCCGCACAAACGCCGGCGGCCCGAAACGCAACGGTGTTCTTGATTTGTTCTCATGATGGCGCTATGACTCGCCGCCATGGAAGACCACGAGATCGAACTGAGATTGTCCTGGCGGCACACGTGGTCCGGGAAGGACAACGACTACGTCGCCGAGGCGCCGGGCTACGACGGTTCCGTCGGGCGCATCTACGAATCCAGCAAGGCCGGAACCCTCGAGACGCACTGGTTCTGGGCCATGAACGCGCACGGGCCGTTCGTGTCGCGGGCCGGGAGGACCTCGGGATACGAGGAGACGCCGAGGCGCGCCGCGCGCGAGGTCGAGCTCGCGTGGTTCGAGGCGATCAAGGATTCGTCGCTCGAGCGCGCGGCGGCGGTTCCGGCCGCCAACGCGTACGCGGCAGCCAAGGGACGGGGCTGATCGGCCAATCCAGCCCGGCGCAACCGACGGCGGATAGGCTGCGTTCACCTCTTGTTCTTACTTTGGCCTTAGGATTCGTGTGGAGAAGGTCCGGAAGCTGTTGCGAATCCTTCGAGGAGGACGAGTCTGCGCGGATAGGGGAGAACGAGCGTGCGTAGTGTCGAACTGTTTTCAGGGTGCGGAGGTCTCGCGCTGGGTCTGGCCCGCGCGGGGTTCGAACACCTGCTGCTGGTCGAGCGGGATCGGCATTCGGTCGAGAACGTCCGGCACAACATCGGCCGTGACATCGAGCACGTCGGTCACTGGAAGGTCCATTCCGAGGACGTTCGCGAAGTGGACTGGACCGCGTTCCGTGGCAAGGCGGAATTCGTCGCCGGCGGGCCGCCCTGCCAGCCTTTCTCCATCGGAGGCCTGCACAAGGGCGAGGAGGATGCCAGGGACATGTGGCCCGAGGCCGTCCGCGCCGTGCGCGAGGTCGCCCCGGCGGGTTTCCTTTTCGAGAACGTGCGCGGCCTGCTGCGCCCGAAGTTCTCAGACCACCTGGACTGGATCAGGCTGTCGCTGAAGGAGCCGATGCTCGTCCAGCGCGACGACGAGGACAGGGCCACGCACCTCGAGCGGCTGCGCAGGCACGAGCCGGAGGGCAGCTACCACGTCGCCGTCGTCAAGGTGAACGCCGCCGACTACGGCGCGGCGCAGAAGCGCCACCGCGTCCTTTTCATGGGCGTGCGCAAGGACATGGCCGACGCCGTCGCTCCCCCTCCGCAGACGCACTCCCGGGAACGCCTCCTGTGGGACCAGTGGGTGACGGGGGAGTACTGGAAGCGCCACGGCATGCGGAAGCCCTCGGGGCCGGGCAGCGCGGCCGACCACGCCAGGGCCGAATCCCTGAGGCACGCTGGCAAGGAGCCGGAGACCCTGCCATGGCGCACCGTCAGAGACGCCATTCAAGGACTCGGCGATCCGGTCCGCGGCTCGAAGGTCCTGAACCACGTCCACCAGCCCGGCGCGAGGTCCTACAAGGGCCACACCGGCAGCCCCGCCGACGAGCCCTCGAAGGCGCTCAAGGCAGGCGTCCACGGCGTCCCGGGCGGCGAGAACACGCTGGCCTTCTCCGATGGCTCCGTGCGCTACTTCACGGTGCGCGAGGCCGCGCGCCTGCAGGGCCTGCCGGACGACTACGAGTTCGTCGGCCCGTGGACGGAGAACATGCGCCAGCTCGGCAACGCAGCCCCGGCCGAGCTTGCCGAATCCTTCGGGCGCTACATGATGGACATCTTTTCGAAGGTCCGCCTCCCGTCCCGCAGGGCGGCGGCCTGATGGCGCAGGTCCCGTACAATCCCCTCGATAAATCCAATCTCGGCCGATCGATCGCCGAAGCCCTGTTGGATGTCCCGGTTGCCCCGCTGACCCGTGAGGAGACGGGGAAGCTCGTGGGCGCGGGCATCTACGCGATATACTACACCGGGGGCTTCCCGCCCTACGCGCCGCTCGTAGCGAAGAACCTCAACGGAGCGTTCGAGCAGCCGATCTACGTCGGCAAGGCCATCCCGGAGGGTGCCCGCAAGGGCGGCATGATGTTCGACTCGTCGAAGGGCGGCGCGCTGAAGAACAGGCTGCGCAACCACATGCGCTCGATAAATGCCGCCACCACGACGCTCGATCCTGAAGCCTTCTGGTTCCGCTCCATCGTTGTCGACGACGTGTGGATTCCCCTCGGCGAGAGCATGATGATCCAGCTCTTCCAGCCGATCTGGAACGTGCTCATCGACGGCATCGGCAACAACACGCCCGGGAAGGGCAGACCCGACCAGAAGAAGTCCTTCTGGGACATGCTGCACCAGGGCCGTAAGGCGTTCGACAACCTGCCGGACAATCTGGTGACCGTCCCCGAAATCGAGCAAAGGCTGAGCGACTATTTCGCGGGCAAGTCCGTGCCGCTTGCCGCTCCTGAGGACGAGGTCGACGAAGGGGCGGAAGACCCGGAAGGATAGCCTTCAATCTCGGCGGCCTCGTCCGTCCCGCGCAGCCACGCCGCCGCCCTCGATACCGTCTCCGCGGCATCCTCCTTGCCGAGAGCGCACTCCCATATGACGAGGGAACGCCACCCCTTCGCCTGGACGGCTGCCAGCGCTTCGGCATCGCGCTCTTTCGTGCGGGCAACCTTTGGTCCCCAGAATTCCGTCCTTGAGCGCGCCGGCCTGCAGGCGGGACAACCGTGTCCGTGCCAGAAGCAGCCATGAATCCAGATCACGGCCCGATGTTTCGGCAGCGCCATGTCCGGACGGCCGGAAAACTTCGACGAATGAAGCGAGTAGCGGAAGCCGAGCGCGTGCAGTCCTTTGCGGACGGCCATCTCCGGCTTCGTGTCCTTGCCCTTCACCGCCGCCATCATTCGGCTTCGGACATCTGGCGCGATGTTGCTCATTGTGCCCTTTCGCACAAGGAAGCCGGGCAAGTCATGCAGGAAAGCAGCCTTGACGCCTTCCTGATGGCGCCGCATTCCTTCCCGACGCGTTGAGCTCGACCGGGGGTGGCTCCCCCTGGGCAACCCCGTCAGGCAACTCCTGGGGCCGTGAGAGAGCAGCCGAAAGGCAGGTGTCGGTTGGAATCCGGCGGCGCGAGGTCGGCCAAAGAGGGCGAACCACGGCCCCTCACCGGTGGCCGCCCGGGAGGGTTTCGGCTCTCCCGGGTTTTGTCTTTCGTCGCCGACCCGCAGGCTGTCTCCATGAACACCATCGCTCTCCAGATCGGTAAGAAAGGCATCGGCTGGGCCGTCATGGCCACGCCCGGCGAATATTTCGACGAGCCCGAAAAGAACGATGTGCGGTCCGGCTTCTGGCCGTGGCGGGAGACCCTGAGACAGCATCGGGACCGGCTTCCGCTCGACATGGAAAACCGGGTGCTCACGTATCAGCAGATGCTCGATTTGTTGAACACGGCCGACGCGGAGGAAGTCCTGATGGCCGTCGAAGAAGGTGTCGATCGCATCCGCCTCGGGTGCGTGTGGGTCGCGCTCGATCACAGCGACGCCTTTGTCCGGGAGGTCGAAGTGCATCCGGATGGAGCGGCCGGGATCATGCGGGACGAGATCGCGGAGGTCCTGGCGAACTCGCCGAGGCCGCCAGGGACGTAATTCACGCGGCTCGCCCCCGTGAGGACGGATTTCACGGGTTGGGGACAGTTTTCCGCCATTCGGAAGGGAGCAAGCTATGGAACACAAACGTGTCTCGGCGGAGGATTTCCTCGAGTGGGTCCTCAGCCAAGAGGGTCGATTCGAGCTGGTTGATGGTTATGTCATCGAGATGATGGCTGCCGCCAAGCAGGGCCACAACGTCGTCGTTTCGAACATCGTTTCCTCGGTGGGGCCGCAATCGAAGTCTGGCGGCTGCCGAACGACTTCACGCGACACAGCCGTCCAGACGCTGGCAAACACCATTCGGTACCCCGACATCGTCGTGGACTGCGGTCCTCCCGACCCGGACGCGATGGTCGCCGAAAGCCCCACACTTGTGGTTGAGGTCTCGTCTCCCGGCACGAGTTCAGTGGACACCACCGACAAGCTCGACGAATACCGGGTACACCCCGCGGTTCGGCTCATCATGTTCGTCGAGCCGAGCACCGTCCTCGTCAAGCTCTACAGGCGCGATAGCGAAGGAGCGTGGGGGGCCGAGAAATACGATGACCTCGCAAGCGTGATCGACATGCCTGAGATCGGCGCTTCTCTCGCGCTGTCCGAAATCTATGACACGCTCATGCCTCGCAACCGTCCACGAGAGCAGCGGTAG